TAATACTGCGTCATATCAACGCGTGTTGTACCAATAAGTTCCCAATTACCCTGCTGAGTCTGTTCATCAATGATATACATATACTCGTTGTATACATTTCGAGCTGTTCCATTTGGATCTGGAACCAAATATATACAATTTGTGTTAATGTTCTCGGTAGGTAATTCCAGGACTACTTCCTTCTTGAGCTTGGCATTCTCTTCAATAAGAGTAATGACCTGTGTTCTGGTAGGAAATGTAGCAAGCAACTTCTGCCAAATCTTACGTAAGTTATTACCCGATACTACAGGTAAAATATCATGCGGCATATACTACACCTCCTCAGGTACAACCATGATCTGATCAATTTCAGTATCAGTTAATGGTCGTAGAATACTAAGGTCGTCACTATCAATATCCCCACGTAACTCAACACCATTGATCCTTGGTTTGTTAAGAAGGACATCGTAGTTTTTCAAATACTCAGGATTATTACCAATATCCACACCAGATACCGTGAGTTGTTTGTTGCCCTCCGATAAGGTAGCAACTAACTGCTTAGCATCCGGATCGGTAATAGCATTAATAGAAGGCATGTTACGTCACCTCCTCTAACAGAATAAATACTGAGCGTGGAATAATAGTATCTACTACGCCATTAGCAAGATTCATCTGAATATCGTACTTATAGCTTCCATACTCCATAGAAGAAGTGTCAATTGATTCTAAGAATAAAGACATAGTTGCAAGATCGAATTCCTTGTGAATCAGGTATTCTTCATCCTTGTTATATGTCTTCTTTACAGAAAACCAACATTTATCCCCTTCCTGCGGAACGTACGGCGAGCCATCTTTATGATTAACCTTAATCTCAAGATTCATAGTATCACCACGCGTTAAATGTATAGTGTTATCTTTATCAATCCAAGATGACATAATGTTTTCTCCTTGTTTTACTGAACCCACATGTTGTGGACTGTTATTCTCTTGTATCCGCCGTCATTATATGCATTAGAACCAAATGATACAAACTGTCCAAGCTGAGTTTGTCCATTAAATGTAATGTTACTATTTAGTGAATTAGTGGCTACTGTTATTGTACCGCCATTAGACGAAATAGTAATATCTTTGAAATCTGGGGTATTATTCATTGAATGCGTGTCAAAATAATTACCGGATGTTAAGCACAGGAACGGTGGGTTAGTAGCACCATAATATCCGTCGACATTAGTATATGATGTCTGGACATATAATGTTTTATTAGGATACATACCTTTAAGATTTACATTCAAGCGAATAAGACGCTGATCATAGTTACCGGTAAGAACAGCACTTCCTGTGTATGTAACGCCATTTAATGCTATGAATGAGAATCCAGGCTGCATCGCGCCATTATATACCATAAATACACGACCAGTAGCAGTAGCTCGCCACTGAGCCAATGCAGTGGTATTATCACTAATGGTTACTGTAGCACCAGCTGCTCCAAGATTCCATCCGGTAAACGAATAGCTATATTCTGTAGCAGATACCGTGTTTGCCTTAGTAAATCCATTAGCACGTAATGTGATGCTAGGATTTCCATAATATCCGTTATTGTAGTACTGGGTTCCTGTCTGAGATGCAGTAGATCCTCCCGTAGCACCATTACCATTGTAAGACAATGTAAGTGTTCTACTGAATACTGCATAAATGGTCTTAGATTCGTCAAATGTATATGACTGACCAGCTGTATAATCTACTGCAGAAGTTGCAGTCATGTCGTTACGATATCCGACAATGTCCCAACCAGTAAGAGTAGAGGTTCCAAGTGTTATAACAGGACTTTCATCATTTCTATTGTTATGGTATCTTACTCCTGTGTTAGTTATTTCGCTAGATCCACCCTGTAAGGTTACAGTAATGTTCTTTTTGAATACAGCGTACAGATGTAAACCGTCTACTTCAACAGACTTATGGTCTAATACACTTGGATTAGATTCCTCGTCTTCTCTCCATCCAACAAATATCCAACCAGACATAGCTGGAGTCGGAGCCCATAAGATAGCATCGCCACCATCATCAACTTCAATATCATGAACGTCGTCAACGTTAACATGATACTTAACAATATGAGATGAGCTGAAAGTGTTCTTACCGTCAAAGAACTTTTTCTTTATCTGAGTCGGAACTCCATTAGCATCGATATGAATCTTCTTCTTAATCAAATGCCGGGTTCCGTTATTGTCAATATAATAGGTTTTTCCTGACATGATTCATTCTCCTAAAAATATCCTACTGAATAACCTTTAAGTAACACTAAGCAAGTAAAATGGTTAAACAGTAGGATAGAATGTTTTGACGAATGATGAGATGTTGTATTGCTTATGGGTCTCGTCACTCATCTATAGATAATAAACTCTTTTTACAGTTAAAACACGCAAGTCTACCTTATAAGTCCATCTGATGTCTTAAGAGTTTATTTACCTAACTTGGATAAAGATTACTTTAATCAATTAAGTCAAAAGCATATACAACTACCGCTGGCTGAACGTTCGGGTCTTTAGACACTTTGAGTACGTCGCCACGCTTTATAGGATATAGCCCCGATGACATGTATCCCTTGATATAATGATTATACAAGTCAAGATTGCTATTATTTATTTTAATATGAATACCATCAGTTGCTACTCCACCCGTAACATTTGTAAAGAATTTTACAAAACAATCACGGTCTGCCGTCCATAAATCAATAGGTGTAGTAGTGATGTTTACACTTTGACTTGCGACTTGTTCTTGTGAACTATAATCAAGGTAATTCATTTTCCGCGATAAATGTGTATTTATTTCATCAACATCATCTCTTATAGCATCTATATCGTTGGCGGCTATCTCTAAACTCAGGTCAACTTCTTCAAACTTCTCACTGACAGCCTTATTACTAATGGCATTACGAGAGAGCTTATTGAGCACCTGATCAATCCGAACAGATCCGGCAATCTTTTGTAAGACGCCATTAATGTTTTTCCATCGTGCCATATTACACCTCCGGTTCTACTGGATCCTCATATACACCTACCTCGGTATTAGGATGCTTTGTTGGGTCGAAGTTCTTATACTCGGACTCGCTCATATAAATATGCTTCGGTTCAGCCTCTAATACCACGATACGTCTCTCATGGCCATCAATCTCATTCTGTAAGTGACCCGCAACATCACCATCCAGAATATACTTAATGTTGTCAAACCAGTCATCAAAGTCACCCTTAGACTGTGTCATCCACTCAACAAATGCCGTCTTCTGAGCCGTTGACCAGGTAGTGAAGTCGGATTCACTGGAATTCTTCCAAGCAATATATTCAGCACTGTTCTTATCTACAAACTGCTGCCACTGAGTCATCCACTGAGCAACCAGGTCATCAATGTCCATTACATCAATGATACCTGTTACAAATGGAGTATCACTGGTTCCAACCCTATTTGTAATGTTGGCCTGAGAAATAACATTCACGTCAGCAGCAACATAAATATCAGCTAATGGGTACTGATTAACATGTTCAGACTTAACCAATGTTGGTGGAACAGGTGTGTTACTTGGTGCTCCTTTAACAATTTTAATGACATTATCTCTAACTTCATCATCAGAATTAACTTCGAGAACCACAGTATCAATTCTGTTTAATACCGCCTCTGATGTTTCGACAGTTAAAGGAAGTAATGCATCATTCTTAGTCCATGTATGATTAAACCAGGCACGTCCTGTACCTACTGTAATATTCATTCCTGTAGTTGCTTTAACTACAAACCAGTCACCAATAGACTCGTAAATACCGTCATTGATGATTCCATCGAAAATTTCACTAACTTGAACTGCGTCGTACTTTCTATCTCCAGACGAGGAGTTATAAAAACCGCATGTAAGAGCCATTGTACTATCCTCCAAATGTCATATAAAAAAACCTCTATTTTGAATTTTTGCCATAACTACTATAGAAACCACTATAGATGCTAAAGGCCCGCCAACAGAGACGAGCCCAAAACACCTATATGAAAGGAGAATGAATTATGGCACCGGACTTGCACCGGTCCAAAATATTGGGAAGTTGTCTCCTCTACTTAACGCGAATCTTCTGGCCAACATAGATGCGGCTAGGATTCTTGATAGATGGGTTCAAAGCACAGATAGACTTAACGTCTGTCTTGTACTTCTTAGCAATAGCAGAAAGGTTATCGCCTCTCTTAACTGTATACCATACGGCATTAGTCTTAACTGCTCGCTTACCGTTGAGCTTGGTATTAACGATTGCCTGAATAGCAGCCGGGTCATATCCAGCATTCTTAAGTCTTGTCTTACGAATAGCACCAGCACCCCATGCACCAGCAATAACCTGGTCGGCAATCTCTTCATTAGAAAGCTTAGCAGTCTCAGTTACGTACCACTCGTTAGCATCAACAAATCCAGCCACGCCGGCAACATTAACCCTAGAAGAGAACTGCCATCCGGCTAACTGATGCTTGATAGATGGCTTATACTTGCCGTTCTCTGCATTCAGGCTTACGATACCTGTAGACGGATAACGAGCAATCCAGTAGTCATGTGCAGTATCAGCGTCTACTGCCTTGAACTTTCTGTTATAGAAGCTCAATCCAGTATAAACACCAAACTTAAGACCAGCACCTTCAATTACAGAACGATAAGTATCTACAATCTTCTGAATCTGAGCAGGTGCAAGAGATTCGAAGCACTTATCCTCAATATCCAGCCATACCTTAACATTACGGCCGTTAAGAATCTGAAGTACCTTCTTTGCATCGGAGCTAGCCTTTGCAGTAGTTGTTGCATAGGAATAGTTGTATACTCCAAGAACTGGTAAACCAGCATCCTGACAACCCTTCCAGTTGTTTTCAAACTGATTATCTGGGTTAAGGTCTTTACGAATAACCTTAAGAATAGCAAATTCCGCACCACTATTCTTTACCTTATTCCAATCAATAAGGCCCTGATAAGAACTAACATCAATTCCTCTCATAATATCACTCCTTTTTATCAAAGTTAATAGGCTTAGTGGAGTTCTCTCTAGCTCCATACTCTAAGCATTCATTACATGGGTCATCAGTTTCTTTAACATCCTTATTTTTACAGATGTTGCAATATTTCTGAAAATCCACAAATTTAGTTACGATGGTGTCCAACACTACTCACCACCCAACTGTTTTGTAATCTGGTTAATACCAGTTGCAGCCAGACCAGATACAATACCAATAGCTAAAGCGTTGATAATATCTGTTGCTGGGAAATCAGGCATGTTAGTAACTAACGCTACAACACCCAATACTGCTCCGGTTACTCCGCAGATTACTGGAATCCACTTATTCGGAATTTTGGAGACATTCTTTGATGCCATTCCAACTAAATAAGCAATTACTGTAATAGCTGCTACACTTGCGATTCCGAATTCCATAACATTTCTCCTCCTATCTTTTGCATTACATGTTCACACCTTCTGCATGGCTCTTGACCTATGCAGTGCTCTGAATATCTACAATTTTTGCAGTTATTCATCCTTTTACATTTCTCGCCTAAACATTCACGAAAAGGTCGAGACCAACACTTAATACTTCCCGGGATAAAGTACTTACAGTTAAACTGGCTTTCTCTATCTGTCACGATCATAAAGGTAATCATCCAATTCTGCTTTAACCTTTTCCATCTCGTTCACGTTGTTTCCGTTTATCCCGTGGGACAATAGAGCAGACATCCCCCGAAGCATAATCCTATGAGAGTCTTCAAGGGAGCCGATTCTCTTATAGTCACTGGCTAACTTCTCATTAATCTTCGAAATCTCTGTTTCAAGACCAGTAAGCCTAATGTTGACATCCTCTTGGGGAGCTTTTAACATCTTTTTATAGTTGATTGCTTTGTCGATAAGATTTGACACCAGGTAAAGAAAACTTAAAACTGCTACAATCATGGCGCCAATTTCGGCTGGCGAAAATTTCATATAATTAACTTCCTTTCTTTAAAATATAATAGGCATTGCCTTGGATTCGGACCAAGAGTCTCCAGAAATAATAATCGAAGAGGGGGTAACCTGGGGTTACAGGGTTCTGGTGTTTTACCACTTAAACTAGCAATGCAAAGAGCCGGGGCCCGAAGGACACCCGACTACGTTCCTTAGCCTTTAGAATGATACATAGCTCGTCTTTGAGCATTCAAATCAGAGTTATGTCTTGCTAATTCTTTTCCGGTCATCTTATTACTCTTATCATTTGCAGAGTTCTTGACACTGCATACACGAATAAGAGTGAGTAACTTATTAAGATGCCATTTCTGACATTCAAATGGAATATTAAGAGCTATCATCCAATAATAAATCAATTCCGCTGTAATCTGCTCTTTGTTTATAGTTGTTTGCTTAGCTGGGCGCTTAGTATCAGAAAACCAAGTAGCAGTATGTGGGTCATCAATGTAATTTTGGACAGCTTTAATATTCTCATCTGTAAGCCCTCTATAGACATCGTCCGGAACATTCTGGGTGATAGTCATGCACCGAATATAGTCTATAGTTTGCTCTATTGTCTTATTATTGTCTTTGGAAAAGAATGGGACATGCCATTTCTCTTCCCATTTACTCAAAGATACCAGAGAATGTTCAAGTCTAATGGTTCCGCCGCCTACTGTATAGAAGGTCTCGGTTTTCCCATCAAACTTTTCTTCTCCAGGTATCTCTAGAGTAAGCATATTATGCCTGAGGAGCCGTTGGCATCTGGATTACACCGGACTGTACATTGCCCTGCTGCATAATCTCCTGTGCCCGCTCCTGAAGATCAGATGGAATGATTCCTGCAACAAATTCACCAGCCTTATCTGGATTGCTTACTAACTCAATAAAGAAGTCAGAATAAGCATTGGTCTCAAGATAAGCGTCAACTAATTCCTGAGATCGGTGGAATCCTCTTCCATCAGGTGTCTTCACACCATAAGACATAGTAATAAGCTGCTTGAACAACTTCATAATCTCAGGCATATCCTGAGCAGCAATAATCTGGCGAATCATCTTTTCGAGACCGCCAGTAACTCCCAAATTCATTTCAATCAAATCAGACTCTTTCAAATGAAAGTAGAAATCTTCGGTTCTCTCATTGCCATCGAAATCGATGTACTTTCTATTTTTATCAATATACATAATTCATTCCTCTTTTCGTAAAAGTAAAAGGGGCCACTCAATTAAGAATAGCCCCTCCATTTTGATTCAAATGTTACCTGTTCAAGGATTAGCCGTTAGCCTTCATGAACATTGCAAGTACCTGGTCCGGAGACGGAAGAGAAGCATCAGCCTCGGTAGTACCATACAGAATGTCCTCAAGAGCCTTAAGCTTGGTAGAATCTACAGCTAAGCTGTTGATGGTGATAACAGCGGTTGGCTTGAATGGCTTACCAGTTGCCGGGTTAACAGTAGTAAGAGCTACTGGAGTAGTGGTGCATGTCCAGTTGAAGGTCTCGTTGGAAGGAGACTCGTTCATAGTGGTGTGAGACTTCTCAGTAGGAGAAGCAGAAGCACCCCAGATCAAATGCAACTTGTATCCATCATCCTCTTCGGACATGGTATCGTTGATTACATTGGTTCTGTAGCAGAAACCAAATGTACGTCTCTGCTGCTGATGTACAATAACACCGTCTGCAGCTGCTGCTGTACCGTCGCATACTGCGAACTCATCTGGGTACATGAAAGCTTCAATACTAAAACCATACTGCTCAGCAGATCTCATGGTTAAGTACTTCATGTTATCAGCCCACAAATCGGTAGGCTCAGCTCCGGAAGGAGACTCGGTAACACCGGTCAAACCATTCCAAGCTACACCCTTGTCATAGGCCTTGGTTGTTCCGTTGTAAGGATAAACTACTCCATGATCAACACCCTGCTCTGCAAAACGCTCGCCGGTCTGATCCCATACTAATGGACTTGGCATAATCAATTACCTCCGTAAATTTAATAAATAAGGTCAAAAACAAAATGATGCAGACCATTAACCGTGTAAGGACGGTCGAAGTCACACTGCGGAAATTCCAACAGCATTCGTTCTTTCATGTCTGTATCAGGGTTCTTATCCATATATGTAACAGTGTAACGATGCTTAAGAATATAAGCTCTATTATCTGCATGCTGAACATCAATGTCAGCGAGATAATACACGAAACATGGATAAACTAACTTTAGACTCTCGGGTGGCTGGTAATAAACATGACGAGTACCCAAGAGTTCTTCAAGCTTAGCCTGTAAACTCACTCTCGTCTTACTCTTGCTCATTCCAGACACCTCCGATATCTAAGATTAATCGAGGGTATGAAACCTCGACACTAGTAATCTTCCATTTGGTGTGCATCCAGGTTACGTATTTCATAAACTGGAAGTTCTCAAACAGATAAGGATTACCGATTACACTGATCCGGTTGGAGATGGTAACATTATCGTTTACACTGTCTCCATTTTCATTTCGACGAGTATTACGAAGTACCTCTCCTTTAACCGGTTTCTCAGTGATTGTGGGGGTCCATACACCTGGATAGGTCTCCTCAGTTACTGCGAAGCCTATCTTGCCCGCATAACGGCTCATAGTGTTTTACCTCCATTTTGAAGCTTCGCTACGGATTAGCCGTTAGCGTTGGTTACCTCTTCCTCGATTGCGATTGCAGAGTATAATCTGGTGTTAGCGCCGGATACACGAGTCTCGATCAAGCTCTTCTCCTGGTTGAAGTCGATGTCGAACTGAGTGAAGTGATGAATCTCGCCACCCTTGGTAGCACCTAACTGGTAATCATTGAAGTTCATGATGATAGCCAGAGGTCTGTAGGTCTTCTCGGTACCGTTAACAGTAGCAGTACGTGTCTTGGTAGCCATCTGCTCAACAGTCTCGATACGGGAAACGTTCAAAGCTGCTGCCAGCTCAGATACAGTACCGTAAATACGACGACCATTGAAGTCACGTGCAAGAAGCATTACGTTCAAGGTGTGTGGATGCATAAGAGCTACTGGAGAACCAGATCCCTTATAGGTCTCACGTGCATAGAGAACAGCCTCAACCATAGCCTCAGCGTAAACATAGTTATCGCTGAAGTGCTTAGCGGTATCAGAACCCTGAAGGTTTGCCTTAGCAGCAGTCAGATCAAGAGTTCTGTGGATGGTGTACAAATCATCATCAGTGTAGATAGGACGAATCTTATCCTCAGCGATCTTGTACTCATCACCATCTTCACGGCCATCACCGAATACAATAGCAGTAGCTAACTCTTCGTTGAGCATCATTCTGTCGATGTTGTACAGGTACTGAACATAATCGAAGTCAGTAATATCAATGATGTCATCACGATGTAAAGCATTCTTTACATAAACGGTCTGAGGATCAGTTGTACGCTGAGCCAGACGGAAGTTACCAGCTAAGGTCTTCTCATGACCCTTCTTGTAACCCTTAGCACGAAGCTGCTCTAAGCCACGGATATCAACCTGACGGGTACGTACACGGGAGATAGGGCTCTTCTTAACAGCGTTCAAGATTGTGGTAATCCAACCCTGATCATTGGTGATAAGCTCCGGAGCACCTGGATGAACATCCTTATACTCAGGGAACAAATATGTTACATCTCCGGTCTGTCCGGATGCAGGCTGTGCAAAGCCACCTGCGATAGCATCATGTGCTAATTCGTTGTCATCAAGGAATTCGTTGAATGCTTTCTTCCAAGAACCGCATTCCTTGGCGGCCTCGATGATTGCAACCTCGTCAGAGTGCTCCAATACATCTTCGGTCTGTACTCTACTTTCAAATACGTTGTGTTTCATTTCACTTCCTCCTTCGGAATCATCATTGTCGTCGCCTTCTGCGACAGCGCCAATTACCGCATATACAGCGGTCTGCTCGTCTTCATCGAGCTTTTCCATTGCCTGGTCGAAAACTTCGCCAACGGACTTATTCTCATCTGCCATATCTTTGGCCTCCTTATCTTCATCTGAATGTTCGATACCCTCAGATGGCTGCTCACTAGATCCTTCATCAGGTTCAGGTGTTGGCTCCTCCTCAGGTTCATCATCAGAATGAACAATAGTATTGAGCTCGAGTTCGTCAGTGGTTCCGTTGAAAATCAAAGCGGTCTCTAACGCTTCCTCATCATGAGTAATCTCGAGCGTATCGATAGTTGCTTCTGGGTTAGCACCAGCTAATACCAGACTAAGCTCACGAATAATACCATGTCTTACAACACGGTTGCTATCGTGTTTGAGCTTATTCGCGCAAATAGAAAAGGCAGTTACGTCACCATGGTTGCAGCAAGACTTTGCTGTCTGACCATTTGGTGTATCATTAAAGGATACGTAAGCGTAAACACCTTCTTCGCGATTTTCCAGTAATGCATGACCAAGAACCTCATCGATGCTGTCATGGTTATGATTCCAGACAACCGGAACAATTGCTCCGTCCTGATCCTTAAATGCATCCTTTCCAATTCGACGTCCATCTGCACAAAGAATATTATTCTTAGTAGCCCAGCCACTAATGTCATATTTCTTAGGCATATGCGGTTGCGTCTCCTTTCTTTTGATTAGTTGTTACTGGTGGTTGCTGCTGAGTTTCATCTGTCGACTGATTGATGTTCTTATTTCTAAGTTCATCAGCACGTGGATCATCAACCGGTGTCCAGCCAATAACTGCACGCATTTCATTCGAAGATGCAATCTCATTTCTTGTGAACTTATCGGCTATATCAGCAAGTTCGTTAACAGGTACAAGCTTGAATGGCTCGCTAAAGAACTTGATGGACTGTCCTTGTGTACGGGCAGTCTTTGTGAGGAACTTCCAGACCATAGCATCACAAATAGCCTTTAAGATAGGTTCCAATGTAGAGTTGCGGTAATTCAGAACCGTTTTCTCGTCAGCTGTACCATCTAAGATAGACTGGGTCATACCTAACTGGTTGTATAACATACTCGTTAAGTCTTGAACCTGCTGCCAAAGCTGGTTATCAACTGCTCGATTCAACTGAGTAATTTTCTCAGTTCCATCTGTATATGCAATTCCATAATTGGATCCTGTCAACTGATCGACGATATCTTTTCGTCGCTTTTCGGCCTGAGCCTTACGGGCTTCAGTTTTTACTATGTATGGAAGCTGAATAATCAAGTCTAATTTACCTGAACTATTCTGCTTATTGATAAGGTCTAAATCATTGATAGCCCTAATAAGTCGCTGAAGGGTCGAGTTCGGCTCATTCATTACGGCA